GGAATCCAGCAATACCATACGTCCCACCACCTGGACCATTGTCATCACCCTGTGGTAAAAATTTTGTTGCCACATTTAGAGGGAAAGGAAGCAATCCTCCTACAAACTTTGCAGCATCACCTATTTTATTTTTAAATCTATTTAACATTCCTTTGTTACCTAAAGTACCTTGATAACCTAGATCTATACTATCTTCATAAGGACTATTGTATTGTCCCTGTGCCCCGTACTGTTCTTTGTTGTTCATTATCTGCTCACCATAATAATCCATTACTTCTTGAGAAGGTCTCATTCCTGAAAAAGTCTCAACTATAGGTCCTGCATTACTAGCTTTGTTATACATAGTTTGTGCATTCGCTACTGAACCCGTAGGGTCATTTGATTGAGGATTAAAAGTTCTTACATTAACTTCACTTACAGGAGAACCATAACCAAAAACATTGCCACCAATTGCTCCGCCACCACTATTTGTAAAAGCATTTGTATTAGTTATGCCCCCATCTTCTGCAGGCGGTGTTTCTTCTACAGGTAATTCATATGGGTTCTGTAAATATTTTTGTTTGGGTACGTATTTTAAACCCGCGTCTCGTATCTCTTGGTCTGTTGCCATTATCTCATTCCTCCTGGAGCTATGTCTAATCTAAATGTACCAAGTTTCCAGTTTTGTCCAGTGCTTGTATTAGATACTTTTAATGCGATAGACCTTGCTCTAAGTCTTGTGCTTTTAAAAGTTGTTGATGAGGTAGTGTCAAAATTTGTAGTAACCGGTGTGCTGTTAGGATAGTTTCTAGTTGTAAAACTAACTTGAGTAGTTCCATCTTGTTCAATAAAATCTGGTATAAATCTGCTAATTCTCATAATGTATTCACCGTCTCCTCTAAGATCAGGTGTACCCACAGCCTGACCTGTATTACTTCTTTTTTGAGTAATGTCAAAATCACCTGATAAAATATTTGCTTGGATAGCTGTAACAACACCACCGGCATTTACTTGATCGGTCCCTGTTTCATGTTCATAATATATACTAGTACCATCCGTGTTACCAATAACATCGAAAGAAGCATTATCGCTAGCATCATAATAAGTTGCTTGCGGCTTATCAAATACAGCAGAATCTTGCCAAGCAGTTCTAGCCAAACTACCGACGGTCCATATAGGTTGTTTTGCTGATGAATCTAAATAGTTATAAACTACCATTCTATCTACGACCTGTGAACCATTGCTACAATAAAACCAAGTTATTTCTCCATATAAATTATTTAATCCACAGTTAACTAAATCCCTTGCTACTAAATTTATTCCCGGTCCGGCGTCTGTGGAATAAACATAATCTTCTACCAAAGAAGGTAGTGTCCTTAACTGACCATCATAATTAAAGAAACCATTTTCAGACATCCAGTAGGCAGATCCATCAACTTCTTTGCAAGCATTTTTTCCTAAAAGTCCGCAGTTAGTTCCAACTTGTTGAAAAGAAAAAGTAAAAGGTTGACCCACAAACTGCATTAAAAATAATGCGGTATCAGTCCAAACATAAATTGCATCTCTACCTTTAATAGCTCCCATAATTCTTGAACCATCCGCTAATCTTTGAGTACCTGCAGTGTTCTCAGCTTTAACTGTATAAGCATCTGTCCCACTAATGTTTTCTTGGTCAGAAAATCTAATAAACATATCATCTTGAGTAGTAGAATCTCCAACAGTAGTTTCAGTTCCAAAAAATACTAAATGTCTGTCGGGAGTAGATACTAATACATGACGTGATGCTGTTGGTGCATTTGCTAAAATAGTTGCCCTTGTGTCGGTTGCATTTGCTGGAGCTCCGTCCCATTCAAAGCAAGCCCCGTTATAAATTAGTGCAATAAGTTTTTGACCAAAGTTATCTAAAACCCATAGACCGGGAGAAATATCGAAATCTGCAAAAGAAGCTTCTTCGCCCCATGCAGTATAGTCTGAAATATTTGTAACTGTTGCTCCGCCACTATGTGCTGCTTTAGTTGTACCGTTTACTTCTCTAGATCCTCCGCTTAAAATATTTGTGCTAGTGTTATTAGCCGTAAAACTAATGTCTTCTGATCCAATTCTTATTTCTCCAGAAGAAGGAAAAGCAGCCGAACTAGTTAAAGGGATGTCAGTTACGGCATCATTAATAGTTGAAGCTAGTGTTGTAGTTGCCTCACCCGTTACTGTACCTCCATAGTTTCCAGCACTCCATCCAAAACCACCTACTTGTATAGAAGGACCAACTCTATAATAACAAAGAACAGATGCAGAGCCCGCATTAGTTACAGGAGTACCAGCTTCTGCTGTTGCCATAGTTACTGTGAATGTAATTGCACTCGGCACTGATGTGACCATAAATTTTTTGTCTTCGAACGAAGCGTTTGTAAAAGTGGATCCGGATAAACCACTGACACTGTCAAATAAAACAATATCATTTTGCAATAATCCATGGTTCCCGGTGCATGTTATAGTGACCGAAGTTGAAGAAGATGTACTAGTAAAGTTAGTACCTGTTAGGGTTTCTCTAATTGGGTGGATATCATAATATGTACCACCAGCATAAACATATAGAATCCTATTAGTCCCTAATGCAGCATATTTAATACTGTTGTTGTTTTCCCAATGGTGAATTGCACTGGTTCTACCTGTTAAATTATCTTCCCCTAATTGAGACCAACCCCCGATTTTTTCCGGAGTACCATATCTAAAACGTACGTTATCTCCATCAAACCACTGACCTTCAGCACCTGTTTCGGTAACTTGTTTATTAAATCCTGGAGCAAAGCCTAATTTTTGTAGCATAATAATCGATTATATATTTCTTGATGTATACAATGTAAATTGATACACATCAACTGCAGAATTTATGAAAGATAATAAAAGCTTTGAATATACTTTAAGGGAGATCATCTACCCTACCCTGACTAAAATTCATGAGTTTACTTATAAAGATGAGCTAGCTTTAAAATATTTTGAGGACAAGGTTAGAAAAAATATAGGACCTATGGACTATAAGACTAATGTTAAAGGTAAAATGACTGCTTGGAATTCCTTTATAAATGATCCTGAATTTAAACTATTTATAAATGATATATTTTATCCAACTATAATAAAACATACGCCTCTAAGAGGAACTAATGAAACCCTTATTCAAGTGAAAGAGGCATGGGGTAATCTTTTACACAAAGGGGATAGCGTTGAAAGACATCATCATAGAAATGGATATTACTCTACAGTTATTTATTTTGATAATGTGGCACCTCTACAAACAGATATAGGAGACATAGAAACCTTTAGAGGTAAAGTAGTAACCATAGATGGGTTTTTATACCATTGGGTTAATCCTGTTCCAAAGGATAGAATTAATTTAGTTTTTAATTGGAGTATTTTATTTGATGAAAACAATAGATAATTTTCTTAGTCAAGATTTATTTAATCAATTAAAAGACACCGTGTATAGTGATAGCGTTCCTTGGTTTTCTAAATCAGGAACAGTCGATAATAAAAAAGACATTGCCTGGTTTTCTCATTGTATTTATAATGAATTTAAACCAGATAGTAATTTGTTTGCCTTATTTCCAGAATTTATTGAAAGACTTAATATAAGTTCAATTATACAAATTAGATGTAATTTATCTTTTAAAACAAATAAAGATTTTAAAACTGTATGGCACACAGACTACACTTACAAAAACCATAAAACAGCTATTTTTTATTTTAACACAGACACATCTGGAACTTACTTTAAAATAAAAGGTAAAGAAAAGTTTGTAAGAGCTAAAGCAAATAGAATGGTTGTGTTTGATGGTAACATTCAACACTGTGCTTATTTAAATAACAAAGCAGATAAAAGAGTTGTTATTAATTTTAATTATTATGAAAAAAGTTAGGGACATTGTAATTGTAGGAGGCGGTTCATCGGGTTGGTTAGCTGCAGCTTATTTAAGTTGGAATTTTAAAAATTTAAATATAACTATTATTGATAAAGAGATCGGAACACCTGTTGGAGTCGGTGAAGCCACGCTTTTAAATTTTGCTCCTTTTTTATCTAGTTGTGGTTTTCTAAAAGAAGAATGGTTTTTTGAAATGGATGCTACAGAAAAATTAGGTATTCATTTTGTTAATTGGATTGATGAAA